AAGCCGATGCTCACTATCAATTCAGCTATAAAGGTCATAAAATAGACCCTTATCGCATCTTTAGAATTTATAATATCGTAGCACCAGAGCAACAACACGCTATCAAGAAATTACTTCGAGCCGGTAAGTCAGTTAAGACACTTGACCAAGATATTGATGAGGTTATTCTTACGCTACAGCGTTGGAAAGAGATTTTAAAAGAAGATGTTAAACTGAACTGACCATGATTACATGGTCTGATTTGACACTACCGCCCATAAACTTATGGAATTTACCAAGACAAATTAAGATGGCTACAGAAGAAGGAAATACCGACCTTGCAACGCAACATGAAGAAATGATGCGTTGCAAGGCAATAACTATTATAAGATCAAAAGCATCGGCTATTGATACCAGCAACCCCACAGGCTTATGCTGGACGTGTGGTGACTATATTGGTCATGCGCGTAGATGGTGTGATGCGGATTGTCGAGATAACGTAAATGAAACCTAAACTAAAAAAAGTAGGACTATTTTGGGTATGTTATACCGAGTGGGAAGATACGGTAACTTGTACAGGTAAGTCACCAGAACAAGCGTATTATAGGTGGTTAACCAAGAACCAATTAAAATTAGAAGAAAGCCGCTAAGTAAGCGGCTTTTTAATTACTTGCTTAAAAACAATTCGGCTTCAGCATTACGTCGTCGTGTAAGACCAGCAAGCGGTTTACCCCCTGCTTTATCCCATCGTAAAAATTGCTTTGCAATCTCAGCTTTACTGTCACCGGCTTTGAGCATTTTAACAAGCGTTGAACTGGCTAAATTACCTGCTCCAATATTGTAAGTAAGCGATACCAGTGCATCGAATTCATTTTGAGTTAAATTAATTTTAATGGCGTTTACTGCGTGTTCATATGACGTTAATGTTTTAGATAGTAGTAGTAACGCGGCTTCTTCATTTACTAAAGTCTGACCTTGTTTAACCGCGCTCCCATCAGAATATCGCGTTGAGCCAATACCAATAGTCCATACACCCGCAGGGCATTTATAAGCAGTCAGCTTGCAACCTTCAAATTCTTTAATTAATTTTAAACCGCGTTCGCCTGTTTTCATTTTCGTGATCTCATAGAAAGTACCGTAATTAATTTTTGTGTAAGCCGTATCATGTCGTTATCGAGCAGGCGTATTTGGTCAATAAGCTCAATCAGCGCGTCTGTTGTTTCGGTGAGTATTGGTTTAACAATCGTTGTTACCCATATCCACACAAAATAGACGATATACCCCATGCTACTCGATGCGATAATGGGGAATCCATATTGGTTGATATACTTAGCTAATGCGTCAACATCCATTAATCAATTCTCTTTTCTTGTGGGTTATTAAACCTTGCCACTTTTTCTTTCTCAATAGGCATATCAAGTGTTTCTGTCATGAGTACATCTATTTTTACAATATCCTCTGACATAGCCGTGACACGCTTATCAAGTTGCTTGATGATGCCGATAAGGCTTTTAATCTTTTCAAGTACGCTATCAAGCAAAAATTTAATCGTCAGAAATACAAAGTACATTCCTACGCAAGCAGCGGCAATAGGAAAACCAACATCCGTTGCAAACTGTAAAAATTCCATTATTTACTTGTCCACCAAGCAATAAACGAAAACAATGCGCCAATGGTAAAAACGATGCCGCCGATAAAGCCTTTATAACGTGTTTGCTCGTTCTTCATTTCTTCAAGAGTGGCAATTATGGCATCGAGTTTTTTACCCCTATCTTCAAATATTTCTTCAAGGTTCTCAATTCGTTGCTCTACTTTAGCAAGGCGGCAGGCTTCGTCAGGCATAGTTTACACCGCTACCGCGCCAGACATATCGGCTTGTGATGATACCCAGTTATAAGATTTTTCTAAGAATGTCGACCCTGTTTGCGCTTCTACGTCAGCAAGTGATGTGTGATAGCGTCTGAAGTCAATGTCTTTAGTATCATCATTAGTTGGCTTTTGCGCGTAGCCTACCACGTCAATCATCACTGAAAATTGTGAATTGCGTTGACGACTAATAGACGATGTAACGATACGAAAATACGCTCCAGCGAAAGGAATGCCGAAGTTGCTTGTTTGTAAATCAATTTGAATAGCCATTGTTGTTTCCTGTTTTGTTGTTAAAAGAGATTAACTTTTTACTTCACTGGTATTTAATGTTGCAACCCATTTTATAGTTGTTGCAGATTTATAGCCCGATGTAATCGTTACACCTTTGTTTGTATTATCTACTGCAATGGTTGGTGATGCGCCAAGACCAATAGAATCTGTACCGATAAGCGTTAAAGCAAGTCCTGTAACAGCCATTGTTCCACCATTATTTGAAACTGCACCTGTAATGTTATAAGCCGCCATATTACCGCTACCAGATTGTTTAGCTATCAACGTACCTTGAATTGCCATCGCTTGACTGGATGCTACGATAAGTTGATTATTAGTTGACGCAGCGCCACCATCAGACGTTAATGCTACGGCTGATGTAGTTGTGGTTAATGCGTATATTATAATTTTACCTGCTTGAGCATCACCAAAAGCCGCAAACACACCTCCGCTACCAAATGCAATTTTTCCATATTGAGATGCTACAGCATAGTTACCTAACGCAACTGAATGGCTACCACTTGCAGTGGTGTATGCTCCTAACGCATAAGCCCTAACACCTGATGCTGTGGCAGTATATCCTACTGCAAAAGAACTTTGACCAGATGCGGTAGATAATTGCCCAAGCACAGTTGCCCCGTTTATTCCTGTTGCTTTATTACTCACCCCTATAGCAATAGCATTCGCCCCAGTCGCCCCATAACTACTCGTATTATTCGCAATAGCCGCTGCAAAACTATCTGTACCAGATGCGTATGAACCACCTAGTGCCATTGCTCCTGCGCCTGTTACTGCTTGTGAACCGTTACCAGCCGAATTTGCACCTAGTGAAGTAGAATAAGCGGCAGATGCAGTTGAAAAATAGCCAAGCGCAGATGTTCCAAAACCGGAAGAAGTTGCAGCATACCCAATTGAGCTTGAGTAGTTTCCACTTGCAAGTGAGTTATACCCGATTGACAGTGTTCGAGCAGCTCCTAAAGCCAAATACCCCATAGCAATAGCATTACCTCCAATTGCCCCGTAGGTACTTGTATTATTCCCAATAGCCGCAGCAAAACTATCTGTACCAGAAGCATAAGAGCCGCCTAATGCCATTGCTCCTGAGCCTGTAGAAGTGGATGGTTGATATCCAGAGTTTCGACCTATAGCAACAGATTCACTATTAGTTGCGGACGTCGCTGGGCCGATAGCAATACCAGCACTACCTGTAGCAGAAGCATTATAGCCAATCGCAATACCATATCCACCGGACATTGCCGCACCAGAACCGATTGCCACTGAGTATTCAGTTGACGCATTAGCTATAATACCAACTGAATTTGCACCAGCAGCGGACGCATTCCATCCCATAGCCACAGCACCATGACCAGCAGCAGATGCAGGGTTATTACCAAGTGCGACTTGATTTATAGAAAACCCACCATTACACCGTTCATACGATATTTCGAAGTTTGTGCCATTGCAGACAATATCAATTCCTTCACCGTTTCTAAGCGTCCATGTGCCTTTACCGCCTATTGTTTCAGAAGCGTCTGGGTCAATTGTAATAGTTGTAAATGAACCACCACTATTTTGATTCCAAATCGTACAAGTAAATCCACTACCTAATGACGCAGCGGCTGTTAAGCTGACGGTAAATGTACCGCTAGTGCAGTTGATGATTGAGCCTAAATCACCCGATACAATTGTGTATGCGCCAGTTTTGTTTGATATGGTTTTTGTAGCAGCCGCAGGTGTAGACCATGTAGGCGCAGCCGCACCAGCAGAAGTTAATACTTGACCAGATGTACCCACAGCAAGCATAGCGGTTGTACCCGATGCCGATTGATATGGAATTGTACCTGCGCTTCCAGATGCTAAGTTAGCAATAGTTTGCCCAGCTGCAAACGTAATTGCACCCGTCATCGTACCGCCAGACAGTGCTAAGTATCCCGATGCAGGCAAGTAAGAAGTTATCCATGCGCTACCACTATAAACGCGCATTTCACTACTTGTTGTATTCCAATAGAGCGCACCAGTAAGTAGCGCATTACCATCGTTATCTACCGTTGGATCACTTGATTTTGCACCAAGATAACGATCATCAAACGAGTCATAACTAGCGGCTGCGGCTGTTGCACTACTCGCAGCATTAGTAGCTGAAGTTGATGCGTTAGATGCTTGTGTTGTTGCAGTTGATGCACTATTAGCCGCATTAGTTGCTTGTGTTGTCGCAATCCCTGCCTGTGTTGTAGCAGTTGTAGCGCTACCCGCTGCCGCTGTGGCACTATTTGCCGCATTAGTAGCTGATGTTGATGCATTAGTTGCTTGTGTACTTGCCGTTGATGCACTTGTCGCTGCGTTAGTTGCAGATGTCGCAGCGTTAGTAGCAGATGTACCTGCTGCGGTTGCTTGTGTACTTGCAGTTGATGCACTATTAGCCGCATTAGTTGCCTGTGTGCTTGCTGTTGATGCTGAAGTCGATGCGTTAGTTGCTTGAGTGGTCGCAATACCAGCCTGTGTTGTAGCAATACCAGCCTGTGTTGTAGCAATACCTGCTTGAGTAGTCGCAGTTGTGGCTGATGTTGATGCACCCGATGCACTTGTCGCTGCGTTAGTAGCGCTTGTCGCTGCCGCAGTTTGACTAGCAGTACAGCTTGCTACACTTGCCGTCATAGAGGATGCACTTGTCGCTGCGTTAGTGGCAGAAGTTGATGCGCTTGATGCTGATGTGCTTGCTGACGATGCACTGCTTGCGGCATTAGTTGCTTGAGTAGATGCCGTCGATGCACTTGCCGCTGCGGCTGTTGCCGATACCCCTGCATCGTGAGCGTAAATAGCTGAGTTTGGCGTTAAGTGGAAAAACCCTGTTGACGTACTATAGCGAACCTCAATTATCCCTCCAGCGCTAATATCCCCTGCTTGAATCGGTTCACTATCTGTGAGTCTAATGGATTTCGTACCAAGACTATTTAAATTGATAGTGGCGCTACCCGTATTATCATTGAGAGGTCTAAATACAACCTGTAGTCCATCGGTGTAACTTGTTATGGAACTATCTAGTGCTACCACATAGCTATTCGCTGTACCTGTGTCTACAGCGAAATTGACTGTACCACGTTGAAGTTTGGTTTCACTTGGAAGCAATCCAAATGCAATTACAGTAGCCGCCTTAAGAGCGTTAACGTCTGAGGATTTTGCTAGGGTAATCTGAGCAATATCAG